CGCTGTACGTTTCGCCGATTGTTTCCGGTGAGGTTATCCGTTCCCGTGGCGGCTCCACCTCTGAATTTACGCCGGGATATGTCAAGCCGAAGCATGAGGTGAATCCGCAGATGACCCTGCGTCGCCTGCCGGATGAAGATCCGCAGAATCTGGCGGACCCGGCTTACCGCCGCCGTCGCATCATCATGCAGAACATGCGTGACGAAGAGCTGGCCATTGCCCAGGTCGAAGAGATGCAGGCAGTTTCTGCCGTGCTTAAGGGCAAATACACCATGACCGGTGAAGCCTTTGATCCGGTTGAGGTGGATATGGGCCGCAGTGCGGCAAACAACATCACACAGTCCGGTGGCACGGAGTGGAGCAAGCGTGACAAGTCCACGTATGACCCGACCGACGATATCGAAGCCTACGCGCTGAACGCCAGCGGCGTGGTGAATATCATCGTGTTTGATCCGAAAGGCTGGGCGCTGTTCCGTTCCTTCAAAGCCGTCAGGGATAAGCTGGATACCCGTCGCGGCTCTCATTCCGAGCTGGAGACAGCGGTAAAAGACCTGGGCAAAGCGGTGTCTTATAAGGGAATGTATGGCGATGTGGCCATCGTCGTGTATTCCGGACAGTACGTGGAAAACGGCGTCAAAAAGAACTTCCTGCCGGACAACACGATGGTGCTGGGGAACACTCAGGCACGCGGTCTGCGTACCTATGGCTGTATTCAGGATGCGGACGCACAGCGCGAAGGCATTAACGCCTCTGCCCGTTACCCGAAAAACTGGGTGACCACCGGCGATCCGGCGCGTGAGTTCACCATGATTCAGTCAGCACCGCTGATGCTGCTGGCTGATCCTGATGAGTTCGTGTCCGTTCAACTGGCGTAATCATGGCCCTTCGGGGCCATTTTCTCTCTGTGGAGGAGTTCATGACGAAAGATGAACTGATTGCCCGTCTCCGCTCGCTGGGTGAACAACTGAACCGTGATGTCAGCCTGACGGGGACGAAAGAAGAACTGGCGCTCCGTGTGGCAGAGCTGGAAGAGGAGCTTGATGACACGGATGACGCAGCCGGTCAGGACACGTCTGTCAGCCCGGAAAATGCGCTGACCGGACATGAAAATGAGGTGGTATCAGCGCAGCCGGATACCGTGATTCAGGATACGGCTGCTCTGGTCACGGTTGTGGCACTGGTGACGCTGCATACCGATGCACTTCACGCCACGCGGGATGAACCTGTGGCATTTGTGCTGCCGGGAACGGCGTTCCGTGTCTCTGCCGGTGTGGCAGCCGAAATGACAGAACGTGGCCTGGCCAGAATGCAATAACGGGAGGCGCTGTGGCTGATTTCGATAACCTGTTCGATGCTGCCATTGCCCGCGCCGATGAAACAATACGCGGGTACATGGGAACGTCAGCCACCATGACATCCGGTGAGCAGTCCGGTGCGGTGATACGTGGTGTTTTTGATGACCCTGAAAATATCAGCTATGCCGGACAGGGCGTGCGCGTTGAAGGCTCCAGCCCGTCCCTGTTTGTCCGGACTGATGATGTGCGGCAGCTGCGGCGCGGCGACACGCTGACCATCGGTGAGGAAAACTTCTGGATAGACCGGATTTCGCCGGATGATGGCGGAAGTTGTCATCTCTGGCTTGGGCGTGGTGTGCCGCCTGCCGTTAACCGTCGTCGCTGAAAGGGGGGTGTATGGCCATAAAAGGTCTTGAGCAGGCCGTTGAAAACCTCAGCCGTATCAGCAAAACGGCGGTGCCTGGTGCGTCAGCAATGGCCATTAACCGCGTGGCCGCAACGGCGATTAATCAGTCTTCGTCTCAGGTCGCCCGTGAAACCCGGGTGCCGAGAAAACTGGTTAAAGAGCGATCCAGACTGAAACGAGCTACGGTCAGAAATCCGAATGCAAAAATTATCGTTAACCGAGGTGATCTCCCTGCTATTAAGCTGGGGATCAGGATGCTTGGTCATCGCCCGAACAGCATACTCAAAGCCGGTCAGCATCGTTATCAGCGGGCATTCATCCAGCGATTAAATAATGGACGCTGGCATGTTATGCAACGTCTGCCAGAAGCACGGTATGCGAAGGGCAATGACGATAAGGGAAGGAAAAAGCGTAATCGTCTTCCCATTCAGGTGGTGAAAATTCCGATGGCGGTCCCACTGAAACAGGCTTTTGATGAGAACGTTAACCGTATCCGGCGAGAACGTCTGCCAAAAGAACTGAGCTATGCGCTGAAACAACAACTGAGGATTGTGATAAAGCGATGAAACATACTGAACTCCGTGCAGCCGTACTGGATGCACTGGAGAAGCATGACACCGGGGCGACGCTTTTTGATGGTCGCCCCGGTGTTTTTGATGAGGCGGATTTTCCGGCAGTTGCCGTTTATCTCACCGGCGCTGAATACACGGGCGAAGAGCTGGACAGCGATACCTGGCAGGCGGAGCTGCATATCGAAGTTTTCCTGCCTGCTCAGGTGCCGGATTCAGAGCTGGATGCGTGGATGGAGTCCCAGATTTATCCGGTGATGAGCGATATCCCGGCACTGGCAGGACTGATTACCACGATGGTTACGCAGGGCTATGAGTATCGTCGTGATGACGATATGGCGTTATGGAGTTCTGCAGATCTGACTTATTCCATTACATACGAGATGTGAGGACGATATGGCAACACCAAATCCCCTTGAGCCGGTAAAAGGTGCCGGTACCACTCTGTGGGTTTACAACGGCAAGGGTGATGCTTATGCAAACCCGTTGTCAGACGATGACTGGCAGCGACTGGCTAAGGTGAAGGATCTGACGCCGGGCGAGATGACGGCAGAACCCTACGATGATAACTACCTGGATGATGAAGACGCGGACTGGACCGCGACCGGGCAGGGGCAGAAGTCTGCAGGAGATACCAGTTTTACGCTGGCCTGGAAACCGGGAGAAGAAGGTCAGAAAGGGCTTATAGGCTGGTTTGAAAGCGGGGATGTGCGGGCCTATAAAATCCGTTTCCCAAATGGCACGGTGGATGTGTTCCGTGGCTGGGTCAGCAGTATCGGTAAGGCCGTGACGGCGAAAGAAGTGATCACCCGCACGGTGAAAGTGACCAACGTGGGCAAACCTTCTGTAGCGGAAGAACGCAGCAAAATTACGCCGGTCACTGCGATTAAGGTGACGCCGACATCCGGTACGGTGGCAAAAGGGAAAACAACCACCCTGACGGTTTCTTTTGAGCCGGAAAGTGCAACCGACAAGACGTTCAGAGCGGTTTCCGCCGATCCGTCGAAAGCCACCATTAGTGTGAAAGATATGACAATTACGGTAAACGGCGTGGCGACAGGTAAGGTGCAGATCCCTGTGGTGAGCGGAAATGGTCAGTTCGCCGCAGTGGCTGAAGTCACCGTTACTGAAGCGGGCGCTGCAGGGTAAACGGAGGTAATACATGTTTCTGAAAACAGAACAATTTGAATATAACGGTGTGTCCGTCACGCTTTCCGAATTGTCTGCGCTGCAGCGTATCGAGCATCTTGCCCTGCTGAAACGACGGGCAGAACAGGCTGAAGCCAGCGGTAACCTGCAGGTGAGCGTGGAAGACCTTGTCAGAACCGGCGCGTTTCTGGTGGCGATGTCCCTGTGGCATAACCATCCACAGAAAACGGAGTCACCATCAATGAATGAGGCTGTGATGCAGATCGAACAGGAGGTGCTCACCACCTGGCCTGCTGATGCCATTGCCCGGGCGGAAGACGTGGTGTTGCGTCTGTCCGGGATGAGCGGGGCTGTTCATGTGGATACGGATATCACCGAAGTGGCGAAAAATAACGCGCTTACTGATGATGATTTTTCTGCGGGAAAGTCTTCGACGGCGAGCTGAATTTTGCCCTCAGACTGGCGCGAGAGATGGGGAGGCCTGACTGGCGCGCCATGCTTGCCGGGATGACATCCACCGAATATGCCGACTGGCGACATTTTTACCGCACGCATTATTTTCAGGATACCCAACTGGATATGCATTTTTCCGGGCTGATGTACGCTGTACTCAGCCTGTTTTTTTGCGATCCGGATATGCATCCCTCTGATTTCAGTCTGCTTGTCCCCCGGCATGAGGAAGAGCAGGTGGAGAGGCCGGATGAGGACAAAATGCTGATGCAGAAAGCGGCAGGACTTGCCGGAGGCGTCCGGTTCGGTGGGGACGGAGGGCGCGATATTTTATCGTCTGCGGATGTGGCGGATGTCATGGTGGATGATGCCGCATTAATGATGGCTTCAGCGGGGATTCCAGGAGGTGTGAGATATGTCCCAGCCGGTTGGTGATCTTATTATTGACCTGAGTCTGGATGCGGTCCGTTTCGATGAGCAGATGAGCCGGGTAAGGCGTCATTTTTCAGGACTGGATACTGACGCCAGAAAAACCGCCACTGCTGTTGAACAGGGCCTGAGCCGTCAGGCGCTGGCTGCGCAAAAAGCCGGG